TTGCCACTGGCAAACCCGTATCACACCGAAAAGGGGGGAAAGTGCAGGCTTTTGCCTGACACGGCGCTTGTGTCGGCATATCAAGCGGATGCGATTTACAGCGATACCCGGAACATTCGTGAACGGCACGGGAACGGACTGGCATCTTGTAAAACGGTTTCCGGCACGCCCGAAAACGAAAACCCCGGCGCGGTGCGAGGCTCCATCAGCCTTGCCCTGGAAGACATCAAGATGCGGGCGGCGATGGCATCGCAGCTTGCCGAGGCCATTGCGGACGCGCATCCCGACGACGCTGCGCAGATCATGACCGCCGCGCTTATCGACCTGTCTGCAGGCAATCCCGGCCAAGGTTCGCTCTTCGTCTGTGCCGAAGAGGATGCGAAGTGGTGGGCCAGCATCGCCACGCCGGTTGAACTGATGGCTGTCATGCGCGCAACGCTGGAGCGGCTTGGCGATCTGGCAATGCACCGCGACATGCGCAAGCGCCTGTTCTTTCAACTGTGGAAGAGCCTTGGGGCGGATGACCGCGCCCGCTTTCTTGCCTACGCGGTCGGGGGCAGCGGCAATGAGTGAAGATCCGTTTGCCAATGTGACGCCGATGAAGGTCAAGCGGGGCAAGCGCGCCCAAGAGATATTCGGGCAGTTTACGCACGCCAGCCACATCGAAGTGGATACCGATCCCGACTATCTCATAAAGGGCTGGATTGCGCCGAATTCGATCAGCGTCATGTATGGGCAGCCGAATGTTGGCAAGACCTTCCTCGCCCTGGACATGGCGCAGGCTGTTGCATCAGGGCGTCCTTGGGCCGGTTCCAAGGTGCGGCGAGCTTTGGTCATCTACATCACCCTGGAAGGCGGCGCGCAATTCGACCTGCGTGTGAAGGCGCTGGATGCGCCCGAATTCTGGGTGCTGAAAATGCCGCTGTCATTCTTGGACAAGGCAAAGGACTCGACCTTTCTTTGTGAGGCGCTTTTCGACTTGTCAGCAACCCATGGCCCTGTCGGGCTGGTGGTGATTGACACACTTGCCCGCGCCATGACAGGCGGCGACGAAAATTCTTCTCAGGACATGGGCAAGCTGATTGCCGCAGTCGATCTGCTGAAAGAGCGGACGCGTGCGCATGTCATGCTGATTCACCACATGGGCAAGAATGCCGCCCAGGGCGCGCGCGGTCACAGCTCACTGCGCGCGGCGATCGACACCGAAATCGAACTGACAAAGGAGGCAGGACAAGACGTCATCGAGGCGAAAGCGACGAAGCAACGCGACATGCCGGTGGGCAAGACTTTCCCCTATGTGCTGCGGCAAGTGGCCATGGGTCAGGATCGTGACGGCGACGACGTGACGACATGCGTAGTGGAGCGGGCGGCGGGCGGCGAGAAGCCGACGCGGGCTAAAGTGACCGGCAAGGCTATGATTGCCTTGCAGGCGCTCCAGACGGCGCTTGAGCGTCACGGATTGACCCGGCAAGGGCCGGACTATCCATCGTGTCGCAGTGTCACGGCAGACCATTGGAAAGAAGCCTGCGCGACGCATGGCTTGTTCGAAGGCGTGCAACCGGAATCGGAGCGCAAGACCTTCTCGCAGGCGAAAGAGGCGCTGCTGAAAAAGGACTTGGCACGCTGCTTTGACGATGTGTGGTGGCTGACATGACCGCGCGGGATAACCGGGATACATGCGGGATATCCCGCTTTATCCCGTTGGCCCGTAAAGCCGGGATAGGGCGGGATGAACGGGATACCCCCCTAAAGGGGGGATATCCCATTTATCCCGACCCAGACCAATCCCGGCTTTCAGATCGGCTGTCAGACCTTGCCCAGAGGGTGCGGCGGCTGGCCCCGTCGCACCGCGACCCCGAAAGCTACCACGCCGAGAAGAGCGAGATCGAACACCAGCTTCGCCTGCTGGCAAAGCAAGCCACACGTTGAGCGCCCAAGCACGGAGGATTAGACCATGACAAACCAAGAGCGCATCGAAGCCAAGACGACTGTTGCAATCAAAGTGGCGGACTATCTGCGCACTCAGATCGCAGCCCTTCACAGCGAAGCCGGTGTCCCCTGGGATATCATCCTCGCCGGTTGCCACGCCGAGATTGTGGCGGCGATGACCGAGCATCTTGGCGGACCTGCAACGGCGGAAGCCTGCAAGCGGGCTGCCGCTCGCATCCACGACTTGCCATCGGCTGCCGCTGCGTCTCTTGCATTCGCAGCACCTGCCGGAAGAGCCTGATCATGTCGCGGGTCCTTCCCGGGCACCCCCTATGCGGGTAATTCGCGCCCCGACAGTTGAAGCTGTGCAAATAAAATCAAGGGGATAAGAGATTGCGCATCCTGGACGAACTGGCTTTGGACGGCGAAAGGCTGCACCGGATAGGCGGCAAGGACCTTTGCGCCCTTCTGAGCCTATCGTCCGGGGCGCTGACCGACCTGAAAAAACGCGGCATCGCGGTGCATCTGGGGCACGATGCTTACGACCTCGAGGCGACCGTGCGGGCCTATGTCATGCATCTTCGTGGCATCGCGGCGGGTTGGGGTAGCGAAGAACAGGCGCTTAACCTCACTGGCGAACGGGCGCGGCTGTCGCGGGCGCAGGCCGAGGCGCAGGAAATGAAGAACGCCGCCCTGCGCGCGGAGCTGGTCCCGGCAGCCGAAGTTGAGCGGGCTTGGGCGGACACGCTGCGCCAAGTGCGCGCCCGCATCCTTGCCGTCCCGTCACGGTTGCGCCAGGGGCTGCACCTTGCACCGGGTGACGTGGAGCAGATCGACCGCGAGCTGCGCGACGCCTTGACGGAGTTGGCCAATGGCGACGCTTGACGAAGTGGCCGTTCGCGCCCGGCGCGCTCTGCTTCCCCCGCCCAGGTTGCGCCTTTCGGATTGGATCGAGGGCAACATCACTCTGCCCGAGGGCCTGAGCGCACAGCCCGGCCCCGTGCGGTTGTGGCCATTCCAGCGCGAGATTGCCGACGCCATCGGTGATCCGATGGTGGAACGAGTAACGCTGGTCAAGCCGGTGCGGGTCGGCTTCACCACGTTGTTGACCTCTGCCGTGGCTTCCTTCATCGCCAATGACCCTGCACCAATTCTGTGCCTGCTTCCCGCCGAAGCGGACTGCCGCGACTATGTGGTGTCAGATATTGAACCGATCTTCGGCGCAAGTCGGGCGGTGGCGGATGCCCTGACCCGCGACGATGAAGAGGGCGAGCGCAACACGCTGTTGTCGCGCCGGTTCCCTGGTGGATCGTTGAAGGTGGTGGCAGCGAAAGCACCCCGAAACCTGCGACGGCACAACGTGCGTATCCTGTTCATGGACGAAGTGGACGGCATGGAGGCAACCGCCGAAGGGTCGCCAATTCTGTTGGCCGAACGCCGCACCCTGTCGTTCCCCGACCGCAAGATCGTGCTTGGATCGACCCCGGTGCACGAAGACACAAGCCATGTCCTGCGCGCCTGGGCGCAGTCTGACGGGCGGGTGTTCGAGGTTCCTTGCCCAGGCTGCGGCGCGCTTTCGGAGATTCTATGGGACCAGATCATCTGGGATGACGGCGCGCCGGAATCGGCACGTTGGCGCTGTCCCCATTGCCGAGAAGAGGTGGCGGAACGCCACAAGCCCGCCATGGTCGCGCAAGGTGTCTGGCGCGCGACGCGGCCCGAAGTTCGCGGTCACGCGGGCTTTCGCCTGAATGCCCTGGTTTCCCTGCACAGCAACGCGTCCTGGGCGCGGCTGGCGGCGGAATTTGTGACCGCGAAGGATGATCCCTCGACCCTTCAAACCTTCGTCAACACGATCTTGGGTCAGGGCTGGCGCGGCGAAGGCGACGAATTGGCCGACGATGAAATGGCGGCACGCGGCGAGGCGTTCGGGCTGGGCGCGGTGCCTGCCGATGCGTTGGCCGTTACTGCTGGGGTGGACGTGCAGCATGACCGCCTTGAATGCACGTTCATCGGCTGGGCCGAAGGCGGTGCTGCCTTTGTGCTGGGGCACCGGGTGATCTGGGGCGCTTGGGATGCGGATGAAACATGGCAAGAGCTGGACGAGCTGCTGCGCACCCGCTTCCCGCACGCCTTGGGCGGGCGGATCGGGGTGGACGCGGTGGCGGTGGACGCGGGCGACGGCACGACCATGCACCGCGTCACGGCTTTTGCCGCGCCCAGGACGCGGCGGCGCATCATGGCCATCAAGGGCGCACCGGGCAACCGTCCGATGATCGAAAGGGCTGGATCGAAAACCAAGACCGGCGCGCGGCTGTGGATTGTCGGAGTGGACACGATCAAGACGATGGTGTTTGCCCGGCTGTCGCGCGGCGCATCCATGCGGCTGTCATCCGATCTGCCTCGCGTCTGGCATGAACAGGTGGCCAGCGAGCGGGCGGTGCTGCGCTACCGGCGCGGTCAGCCGGTGCGCAACTTCGAACGCATCCCAGGGCGGCGGGCCGAGGCGCTGGACTGCCTGGTGTATGCCATCGCCGCGCGCCAGATCGTCAACCCGGATTGGGACGCACGGCGGGCCGAGCTGGTAGCAGGCGCGCAGCCGGTGGCGCGTCCTGCGCCGGTGCTGACCTCGCAATGGATGAAAAGGTGAGCGGAATCGGGTAGGTGCGCCCGGCCTTAGTCGTCAGTTAGATCGTCAATGTAGCCCATCACTTCTTCAGCTACTAAATCGCGGAAATCGCCTTCCTCGTCACTTAGGAGGCTGCTGCTTTCGCGCAGTTTGTGAAATGCCTTTAAAACGGCAGGGCGGACTGTCTGATCCGTGGTCTGCTCAATCACTTGCAGAAGGATCTGAAAAGCTTGGCGCGAAACTAGTGCCTTTGCCTCAAGGTTCATATTTAGCGTTGAGAGGATGAGCCGGGCTTCCTCTGACATCATTGCTTATGTTCCTTTCTTAATGCCACACCGGGGCCGTTTCCATTCTCTGGCAGGAACACGACGCCAGATGCCTCGAGGGCGGCACGGATAGCGTCCAGTGTCCGGGCGTAGGGCTGGCGCTTCCCGCTTTCAAAGGCAATCAGGGTTTGAATGCCGACCCCGGAAGCCTTCGCTATTTCCTCTTGGGAAAGTCCAATCATCGCGCGGGCTGCTCTGGACTGTGCGGGCGTCATGTTCAACCTTGTAGTTTTTCTATTGTCTTGATGGCTTGGCTAGGTTATAGAAAATATACTGTCTCAGCAACGGAGAACATTATGACCACCAAACCCCCAGCCCCGGGGAACGATCTTGGCTTGTCTGCCGAACCGACCTTCCTCCACCTTCTGCAAGACCTAGAGTTTGCACTTGGCGACATGAAGGAAATGATCGCCTGCTTGAAGATGATCAAAAATCACTTCGATCAGGTCCCGCTCTTCAAAAGTGATGACCGGAATGCGAGAGACGCCCTGTCTGGCACTACGTCTGCTCTGGAGCAGCGCCTGAAAACCTGCATCGCCCGATATGAGGCGCTTAGGCCGATTGAAGGGAACCTGTGACCATGGCCGACCAAACAGCCCATACACAAATTGCCCCCGGCTTTGTTGCAATCGAAGACCTGCCAGTCTCGTTCAAGAACTTTGACCTTTCTGCGGCAATCCTCGACGCAGGCACACTGACGCAAGTCGCCGAATGTGTCGCGGATGCTTGGATGAAAGTCATGGCCAGTGGCACGTCCGATGTTCACGCCAGAGAGCAAATGGGCGCGCTTGTGTGGCTGCAGCGCGACCTTTGCGCCGCGCTGCAATGGAAGATCGAACGGCTTGAGGAGACACATCGGTTGGTGGCGAGGGCGGGAATAGCTGAGGCGCCATAAAGGTATCTCTTGACACCCTTTGGTGATCGGCGCAGATTAGCATCAAGTGATACCATTTTGGAGACATGCCAATGAAACGTGCCGCGATGCTTTACTGCGCCGATATCGACGCGCCGCGCTACAAAGTCCTGAAACAGCGCGATCAATTGCCGTTCTGGACCGATGGGCAGTCAGAAGAGGGGGGCTGGTCCGACTTCACGCTCGACGACGCTTTTCGCCTGCGGCTGACGCTCGACATGATTGGCGGCGAAGGCACGGGCGATGATCAGTTGGGCGGACTCGCCCCGTCCTACGTCCCCAAAGTCATCACCAACGCGATGGGCTATGCCGAGAGGCACCCGTTGAACACTATCGCCCAACCGGACCTGTGGGCCGGTGTCGTGATCTTCGAACACAGGCCGACTAAAGGCACGCCCTATCGGTTTTCCTCATGGTATTTTGGCCCGATCAGCGACTTTGGCGACTGGTTGAGCGCGGAAACTGCCAAGGCTGAGGGCGAGTATCAGGGGCTGCGCGCATCGCCGGTGCGGACTTTCCTCGCCAACGCCTCGCGCGCCGCCGCGTTTGTGCGCCGTCGCGCCTTTGAACACGGGCTGCCGGAAGGCAGCGATTTTTCCGAGGCAATCTGATGGGCTTTTTCTCCCGCCTCATGTTTCGCGTCACGGACTCCGTATCCAAACGCCAGATCGAAGCGGGCGGCGGCGGGCGGCGCTGGGATGGAACGCCGCTGCTGGGAATGCCGCAGCAATCGGCTCTTGCGGCGCGTGGCGTGACGAAGGCGCGGGCAACTGGACTTTACATCAACACCCCCTACGGCAACCGCCTGGTGGAAACATGGGTCGCGGCGCTTGTCGGCAAAGGCTGGCAAACTCGTTCCAAACACTCCGACTCCGCGATCCGGCGCGCCTTGAATGAAGCCTTTGAAGAACTGGCCAACCCGATTCTTATTGCGCTGGCGCGGGCACTGGTGCGCGACGGTGAAGCCTTTGTGCAAATCATCATCGAAGAGACTGGCGCGCTGCGGCTGAAACTCATCCCGGCTGATCAGGTGGATGCTTCGCTGTCGCGCGAGCTTGGCAACGGTGCCCGGATCGTGGCAGGCGTCGAATTCGACGCATCCGACCGGGTGGTGGCCTATCACGTCTTGCGCGAAGCCCCCGGCGCGCCCTTTGCGGTCTTCGGTCAGGCGCTGCGCATCCCGGCTGCTGACATGTTGCATGTGTTCGACCTGCTTTTCCCCGGTCAGGTGCGCGGCCTGTCGTGGCTGGCCCCGGTGCTGTTGAAGCTGGCCGACCGCGACGCGGCTTCCGATGCCATGCTGATGAGCCTGAAAACCCAAAGCCTGATCACCGGATTTGTGCGCGACCCCGAGGGCGGCGCGGCGGGTCTGGACGGCGACACCAGCGGCGCAGCGATCAACGTCGCCCTGGAACCCGGCGCAATGCGTATTCTGCCCCCCGGCGCTGATGTGACGTTCTCGCAGCCGGGTCAGGGTCTTGCCCAGGCGGTGGACTTCCTGCGCGCCCAGGACCGCGAGATTGCCGCTGGGGCAGGCGTGACCTTCGAGGCGCTTACAGGCGATCTGGGCGAAGCCAACTATTCGTCCGCCCGTGTTGGCCTGCTGGAATTCAGGCGGCGCGCCGAAATGCTGCAAGGTGCACTGATCCGGGCGCAATACTTGCGTCCGCTTTGGCGGCGCTGGATCGACACCCAGGCGCTTGCCGGGCTGATTCCGTCCGACGCCGGTGCATTGGCCGACTACCACGCCGTGCGGTTTGTGGCACCGGGCTGGCAGTGGGTCGATCCGCAAAACGAGGTTGACGCAGAGGTTGCCGCAATCGCGGCAGGCCTGAAATCCCGGCAAGAGGTGGTGGCCGGGCGTGGGCGCGACATTGACGAACTGGACGAAGAGATTGCAGCCGACGCGCGCCGCGCGGCTCAAGGGGGGCAGGAATGACCATTCATCTTCGCGCGCTGACACCGCGCCCGAAAAGCCTCGACCAAGTTAGCCGGACCGTTGAAGCCATAGTTTCGACCGGAGCCGACACGGCAAGGCCGGGCTTTGTCGAACGCCTGGACCTGCGCGGCGCTGACCTGTCGCGCCTGATCGGATCGGCTGTCCTGAACGCTCACCGCGCCGGTTCTATCGAAGATCAGCTCGGGGTTGTCGAAGCCGCCGAGCTGCGCGCGGAGGGCCTTTGGGTCCGCATCAAGTTTCGCAGCAACGACGCCGCGCAATCCGTTCTGACAGATATCGGCGAAGGAACGCTGCGCGGCCTGTCCATCGGCTACACGGTTGCCGAATGGAAAGAGACGCGGGACGGCGAACGCCGCATCCGCACCGCAACCCGGTGGACGCCACTCGAGGTTTCCATCGTTCCCGTCCCGGCCGACGCAGGGGCACACTTCCGAGCAGGAGAGCATCAAATGGAAGTCGAAACGCAGACGGCCGATCAGTCGGCCAACAACGGCGCGGTATTGACCCGCGCCCAGACGAATGCCGAGATTCGCAGCATCGCTGAAACCGCAGGCTTGACCCGCGATTGGGCCGACGCCCAGATCGACGCGCAGGCCGAACCCGATGCGGCCCGTGCCGCGGCCTTTGCCGCGATGCAGACGCGCAGCGCACAGACCCAGACCCGCACCACGCGGGCGGTCATCACCGCCGATAACACCGACCCGGCTGTGATTGCCACGCGGGCGGGTGAGGCGATTTTCGCCCGTTCGCACCCTGAGCACCAGTTGTCCGAAGCGGCCCGCCCGTGGGCGTGGCGCAGCATCGGTGACGTGGCGCGCGAAGTCCTGCACCTGCGGGGCGTCTCGACCCTCGCCATGACCAGCGAGACGCTGATAACCCGCGCGCTGCACAGCACGTCCGACTTCCCGCTGATCCTGGGCGATGCGGTGGGGCGCGAGCTGCGCCGCGCCTATGCGGCCCCTGCGTCCGGCGTCCGCACCCTTGCGCGGCAGACCACCGCTCGCGACTTCCGCGCCAAGAGGTCCATCATGATGGGCGAAGCATCGGAACTGGAAAAGGTGCCAGAGGGCGGTGAATTCAAGAACGGCACGCTTGACGAATCCGCCGAATCCTACAGCTTGGCCACCTTCGGCAAGATATTCGCAATCTCGCGGCAGGCGCTGGTGAACGACGATCTTGGGGCTTTTACCCGCGTTCCGGCCATGATGGGCACCGCTGCCGCTGTGTTCGAGGCGGCGCAGCTCACAGCCAAAGTTGCCAGCAACCCGGCCATGAGCGACGCGGTTGCCGTGTTTCACGCTGACCATGGCAACCTTGCCGCCACCGCAGAACTGTCAGTGACCTCGCTTTCCGCTGCCCGTCTGGCCATGCGCAAACAGACCGGGCTTTCCGGCGCACTGATCGACGTTGTTCCGAAATATCTGCTGGTGCCGCCCGAACTGGAAACGCTGGGCGAGCAAACGCTTGCCACCATCGCCGCCACGAAAACCGCAGATGCCAACCCCTTCGCCAATCTGACTCTGGTGGTCGAACCCCGCCTGACCTCGGGAACGCAGTGGTATGTGCTGGCCGATCCGGCGACGATTGACGGGCTGGAATACGCCTATCTGGAAGGCGCGCCCGGCCCGCAGATCGAAACTCGCGCCGGCTTCGAAGTGGACGGGGTCCAGATCAAGGTCCGGCTGGACTTCGGCTGCGGCTGGATTGACCATCGCGGCTGGTATCGGGTGGGCTGATGGCACTTGAACCCGGAGAACTGGAAGCCCTGCGCGACGAGCTGATCCGGGCGCGAGCGCGGGGCGTGCGCAGTGTTCAGATGGACACTGAGCGGGTCGAATATAAGTCCGATGCGGAAATGACCGCCGCAATCAACGACATTGAGGCGCGCATCCGTCGCGCCTCAATGACCCGCACAGGGGTCGTTCTTTTCTCAAGCTCCAAAGGCCTGTGATGGCAGCCCGCCGTGCCCTGACTGGTGATCGCCCCCCGGCTTACCCCTCCAAGGCAACCCTGGCGGCGGAACTGGACATGAGCGAGAGCACAGTTGACGATTTGACTAAGCGCGGATTGTTGCCCAAGCCGATCAAGCTAGGCGGCTCCCTTCGCTGGTGTTGGGCTGCCGTGGATGCGTCCATGAAGCCGCAGGGCGGCGGCGAAGATGATAAATTCATGGCAGGGCTGAAAAATGTCTAAGATATCGCTACCCCGCCACGTCCATCACGTCATATCAGGCGGGCGGGACTATTTTTATTATCAGGAAGGCCGGGGAACCCCGCATCAAGGCGAACGCATCCGCCTGCCCGACAAACCGCAGACCCCCGAGTTTTGGAACGCCGTGCGCCAGGCGCAGGGCACGTTCGGCCCGACCCCGACCGATACTGTGGGCGCGCTGATCGACGCCTATGAGGGAGCCTGGCCGACGCTACAGCGCAAGCTGTCCAAGGGGACGCAGGAACAATACCGGCGAAACCTTAAACCGAGCCGCAAGGCTTGGGGCGATCTGCCCGCGCGCGATCTGCGCCCGAAGCACGTTGATGCCCTGATCCGCAAGATTGGGGCCGAACGCCCTGGTGCCGCAAACAACGTCCTGGATGCGCTCAAGGCGCTCTGCCGGTGGGCGAACGGGCCGGTTGACCTGCTGGCGCATGATCCGACGAAAGGCGTCCACCGCTTCGAAAAGGGTGCTGGGCATGAGCCTTGGACTGAGGCGCAACTTGCCTTTGCGGAACAGACTTTCACCGGGCCACTGCGGCGTTATTACTTCCTGTCCCGCTACACAGGGCAGCGGATCAGCGATGTGGTGCGGCTCAATCCCGGTGATGTGGATGACGGCGGTTTCAGCCTTCGACAGAAGAAGACCGGCGTGAAGCCGTGGTGCCCGATCTTTGCGGAACTCGAAACGGAAATGGCGACGTGGGAGCGGCGGCTTGGGCCCTACCTTTTGCAGGAAATCGGCAAAAGCGCGGGCAAGCCTTTCAGCACGAATCAAATGTGGAAGGCCTTCGACGCGGAACGGGCCAAGCACCCGATCCTAGCCGGAGCGGTTCCGCACGGGCTGCGCGCAAACGCGGTGATCCGGCTGAGGGTCGGCGGATACTCCGCCCTGCAAATCTCGGACATGGTCGGAATGTCGGTTGAGATGGTGGAGCACTACTGCCGTCACTCGGACCGGAAGGCTAGCGGGCAGGCTGTTCTGAGGGAAATCCGAGAACGCGAAACCAAGCAGCCTGTAAAACCGTGGAAAAGTGGAAAACAGGAATGA